CTGTATAGCTCACATCCTGCAGAACGAGGGCTCTATCAGGTGCCAGACATGGTGATCGTCACAAGTGGAGAAATAGTAGTTGACGGCCGTGGCCATCACGACATTACTCTCGCGGAACAGGTCCATAATCTTGCCGTACTCCTCATCAAACTTATCCTCGAGTTCATAGAGCTTGCTGATGCTCTCATAGTCGAGCTGTCCCTGCCGGTTACGCTCGAGCAGGCTCATGGCCAGCTGATAGATAGGATCATCTGCTCCTTTGTCGCTCTTCTTGATCCAGGCGTCAAGATAGGACATCAGCTTCTCTGCAGCAATGTCGGCGCGTTCGTCAAACTGCTTGACCTTGTTGCTCTTAACCTCCAGCTTGAAGTTTCCGTCGATGACGGTATAGCTTGATTGCTGATTATTGCGCAGCTGCCCGTACTCTGCCATGATGCCGCGGAAGGCTTCGGATTCGCCATCAAGCCAGTCTTTGAACTTGCCGACTTGTTGCGATATGCCGCTTACTTTCGTGAATACCTCAAAGGCAAAATTGTGACGCAGCTGTTCGTATGCATTACGGAGCTCCAGTTTCTGCTGTGCATGCTCGGTCTGCAGGGCCTGATACAATTCCTCACGCTCCTTCGGGGTGAGTTTGTCCAATAATTTTTGTTTCTCTTTGTTCATAATTCTTTGTTTTTAAAAAGTTTATATTATCGTTCCTCTTTCTTCAGGATCATCCTGAGTCTCATGGCTGTTACGTCGAGTTCATCATCGCTGAGCTCCCGGAATGTCTTTCCGGCTATCTTTGGGTTCCGGCAGAACTTGTTGATGATGTTCCAGTCCGTTGTATCCACTCCGATATCCTTCATCAGGTGCAGCACGGTGCTGCGCTTTCGCTTCTGCTCATATCTGCCCCGTTCTTTTATATCCGGACCTGCTGTCTTTTCCATGATTCTGCAGCAGTTGTCATATTCCTCACGCGTCATCTTCCTGAGGTGTTCGGTCCTGCCGAGTGTGGCCTGACTGACCAGCTCTCTTTTCAGGTCATCCCGGTCACCTATATAGGGCAGCCGCCTGAGGGCGGCGTAGAACCGTGCAAAGCTGGTCACTTTTCTGCTCTTTTCCATTCTATTGTTATCAATGGTTTTAATACTCCCGTGCCGCCGCAGATCGGACAGGGATCCTTCCTGTTCTGTCCGAACTCATCGACACCCCAGAACCATCCGTTTCCGCCACAGTAGTTGCATTTCTGTGCAGCTCCTTCCAGATGCTCCGTCGTACCTTTTGTATTCGGAGCACTGATTTCCAAAATTTGTTTTGTCCTGCTCATTTTCTAATCTGTTAATGTATATTCTTCTTTCATAAGGTTATCTGCTCTTTCCAGGAGTCTTTGTGACAGCTCCTGTATCATACCGTACTGGTCATCTGCATCATAATCATCCAGCGTCCGGATGATTTTCTGATAGCATTTCTCTACTGTTTCGTCCATGTCCTTATCCTTTAAACTGAAATCGAATGCCTGGTTCCTTCTGTGCCTCATCCTGTCTTCGTGAAGATATTCCAGCAGATTTTCCATTTTCAGAACCAGTTTCTGCAATATTTCGTACTGGTCCCATTTACCGTAATACCTGGTGATGACCAGGATCCTGCCGTAGCATTGCTTCATCTTATCCATATTATTCTCCTCCCCAATAGCGCTTTGCGCCTTCGTCCCATATCGTATATACTCCTGTCGGTCCGATGAACCGACCTTTTGAGAATGCCCGGAAACCTTCCACCCATATCTTGAGCGTTGCATCGTACATCACGCTCTCGGCAGCGCCGCCGCGGGGCAGGCATCCTTTTGCATGGCTGACGAATATCAGCAGCTTGCCGCGGTAACGTTCTTTCAGCCGGATATAATCCCTGTAGCTCATCTGGGTGTACTGGAAGGAGTCGATCACGACAATATTATAGCTTTTCCGTCTGTCCAGACGTGCCTTCAGGTCATCCATCTTCTCGGCATTGAGCAGGCTGAAACGACGCCCGCATTCTTTCATGCCGTTTCGCTGGAGACTCTGCTTGATGGTCAGGCTGTCTCCTTCCTCCAGGCTGTCGTATGCCACGCGCTCGAAGCGGCAGAGTTCCTTGCACAGCTGCATGACAAACGAGCTCTTACCGTTGCCGGAATTGCCCCAGACGAACCAGACGCCGCAGCGCTCCGGCTCTCCGAAGGCATCCTTCCACGGTCCTTCAAAGGCAAAGGTCTGTTTCTTCTGCCTCAGGACTTCTGTTACTGTCAGTGCTCTTCCCATGATACTACTCCTTTATGCGTTTCATCCTGTGTACGGATTTCTTTACTCTTCTAAGGTCAAAGTCGCAGCTCTCGCTTTCCTTGATGATCTTATCGATGTCATCCCTGTTCTCTATGCCGTTGGCGGCACAGATGGTATAGACGTCCTGCGCTGATGTCGGCTCGAGCTCGAAATACTTTCTTCCGATGCGGCTGTAGAATTCCTTATATCCGGGCTTTTCGTACCTGAGCCTGTTTCGGATACGACGCTCGATATAGTCCGTGCTGAGGAAGATAACTCCGCAGCGGTCCTCAAGAACATTGTAAAGTGATATGAAATAGTGGAATACGCTTTCCACGAGTTTGTCCGCTTCGTCAAAGATAAGCAGGGGGGCGTCCATCTGTATGAGATTGTCAAGTATCTCCTTCCACAGTTCCCGGACGGTATAGCCGTCACCGCGTATACCGATCTGTCGGGCGATCTCCCGGACAAACTCTCCTTTGTACATATCTTCAGAGCAGAGTACGTAGAACACTTCCTTGTGCCCTTCGGCATAGATGCGTGCCGTGGTGGTCTTGCCGCATCCGGCTTCCCCGACTACCCAGGTGACATTTTTGTATTTCTGAGCGTCTGTCAGTGCGTAGGTGATCTCCTGCCAGGCGCTGATCTCGACGATGTTCCAGCCTTGTGTATCCGCGTCTGACGGTGCAACCTGTCCGGCAAGTTTCTTCCACATGGCGTCACTGATGTTCTGCCAGTTGCCGTTGAGGATACTGCTCAGCGTGCCGGAGCTGATACCCTGCAGGCTGCCTGCTGCCTTGTTCTGGCTGGGGTACTTTGCTACATAATGCCTCAGGTTCTCCGTGATGATTTTCTTTTCTACATTTTCCATAATCGTATGATTTTAGTTATTATAATTTTTCTGCTATCTTCTTGTCATTGAGCTGGACGGTCTTGGATACTTCAGACCAGTCCATCCTGCTGACTTTCTTCTGTACACGGCCCAGGCTGAGCTCGTAAGGGGGTGTGCTGTAGAGCCGGGTCCTGTGCTTTGCCTGCCTGCGCACTTCCTTGCCGACTCCTTTGATATCCGGCGATACGAGTCCGTGCTGCTCGGGTGCCACGCCTTCTTCGCGCTCGATGGTCCGCGCAATGACCTGACGCTCGACACGGTTCTCATCCGAGGCTTTCTGCTGGGCGCGGATAAACGCTTCCTCTGCCGGGGTCTGCTCCTGTATGGCACGGTGGATGACCATATAGGGCTCTGCCACGCGCTCGAAGCGGTAGCCGCCGGCTTTATCCTTCCAGTACAGGCGCACGGAAGTGAGGTCATATGGGTCGTACTGCACGTAGAACTTCTGATAGGTATGCGTTCGCCTCCATTCCTGGTCCGGTATGCCGGGTGCGCTGAAAACTTCATAGGTGTGCTTTTTCTTGTTGATCGTGATATCCAGTCCGCTGGCTGTGAAGGTGCAGGGTTTGTCGGACATCACCCAGAACATATCGATCATCTCTGCGGGTGTCACTGCCGGGGTTTTCGGGTTGAGGGACTGCCTGTACATCTCGATCCGCGATATGCCGGTGGCAGGATGGGCCATCTCATTCCACTGGGTGCGGGCTTTCAGATAGGCTGCCTTCAACTCATCGAGGGTATACAGGCTGGCTTTGTTGGCTTCGACAAACTCGAGGTTCGGACGGCTGTCGGCCTTGGTGGCAGTGATATTCTGCCCGGTAAACCGCCAGTCCTTGTGCAGGACCTGCTGCTGGAATCGTCCGAAGATACTCTCTATTGTCTTGGAGGATCCGTTGTAAGGTACCGTGGTGCGGTAAATATGGCAGAGCCTCTGGAAAAACTTCTGTGATGCCAGCTTCTTATGGCCGCCCTGGTTGTCGGTGACAATCTCGAAAGGCTTGTGCCCGGAGACCTGTATGGCCATGCGGTAGCTCATATACTGTGCCTCGTAATCTTCGTTATCGGAGATATGGAAGCCCAGGAATGTCTCGCTGTAGGCATCGATGACTTCGTAGACGGATGTGGTCCTTACCTTGCCGTCATCATCGCGGTAGAAGAGGTTGATCTTCGTACCGTCACCGTACCAGAGGGCGTCTCTCATCTGCGGCAGCTCGGTCCTGTGCTTGCGGTCAAACTTCTGATGCGCACTCATCTCTCCGTATACGGCATCGTGCCACAGGGGCTCGACGGCCGCACTGCCGAGCCAGGTTTTCATACTGCGGATGCTCTTCAGTGGCTTGAGCCCTCTCTTTTCAGCATCGGCATTGAAGGCTTCGAATATCTGGCTGTCCGTGTAGACGGGTACGCGGCTGCGTTTCAGGGCTATGAGCCTGCGGGCTGCGGCAGGGGTTATCTTGAGGGTGTTGCGGTTGCCGAGGCGGCCGTTGATCAGCACTTCGTATTTTTCTTTTTTGTATCTTTTCATCTTTTCCTTCAGTCTTGCGAGGTTGCCGGGGAGGGTATGTCCGGTCGGCTCTCTCATCTTTTCGCTCTGCTTGAAAATGATATCCCATAGGTCGCTCCTCCGGCCTGCCCCGAGGGCGTGGCTGTCTGTCCTGAGGTCGTTCATCCTCCTGATAAGCAGGTTGAGTACTGAGGCGTTCATGGTATATTCTTCGATGAGCTTATCGGACAGGTGGGATTGGACACCGTTCAAATCGTATTCAAACGCTTCGTAATAGCTGCGGGCCGCTTCGTCCATGACCAGCTCGTCCTTCAGCTGCTGCTGCTTCATTGCTTCCGTGGGATCACCGTATATGTCTTCGAATTTCATCTTGTAGCGGGTAGGGAGAGACTGGAATGAGTACAGGGCCGGATGACTGTAGCCGCCGCGACGGAGGCACTGGATATTGTGTCTTCGGATATTGCTCATCAATGTATCGTACTGAATTACCTCAGGTACGAGCTCATCGAAGGTCACACACAGCTGGTTCTTGTAATATTCCATTCCCGATTATTTTTTATTCTTTGCAAACATGAAGTTATTTATTGTAAAACTTTCTATAACTTTCCCTGGGTTAGATGCCGATAATAAGGTTCGTCTAAAAAGGAAAAATCTAATTTTGAAATATCTTCAAGGTGTTTCAAAGATGTGGCATGCTGATTCTTATTCTGATTTTTCCGTAACCCAGCCGGAAGGTTTTTGCGAATTGAATAATTGTTATGATCGGACGGATTATCTGTATCTTTACAGTAGCGTGAACCATATACAGTCGATTCTATATATTTCGCAAGCCTGCGAAGCATTAGCGAAACTTTTAGCAATACTGCTCGACGCGGAGATAAAAACAACCTACCCGGATGACCTGCCTGCCTTATGCCCTGAACCTTAATTCTATTTTCTTTTG